TATCCCCTAGCGATCCCCCTGCGGCCTGCAATTTTCCTGCGTAAATCCCCCACCGATCCCCCCGCGGTCCCCACGCCGCGTGACCGATCGCTCGGCATTGTCGCGCTCACGTTCAAACGAACGCGAGGAGCAGCGCGATGCCGACCAAACATCTCAGACAAACTGAAGTCGCGCAGCGCTGGAGCGTCAGTCATCGCACGCTGGAGCGCTGGCGCTGGACCGGGCAGGGGCCGCGCTTCCTGAAGGTCGGCGGCCGGGTGGTCTATCGCATCGAGGACATCGAGACCTACGAGGCCGAGCAGCTACGCACCAGCACGCTGCGCACCGAGGTAGGTGCGCGATGATCGTACGTCGTCACAAACCACTCGTGAGCGAGATCGATTTGTGTGCCTGGCTGAGCCAGGCCGCGCCCAATGATGCGCTCGAGTATCACCGCGGCTTCCTCGTCCTCGATACCGACCCGCGCATCAGCGGATTTGCCAACGGCGAGCGCCTTGAGCTCATCCAACTCGCGAACCGCGCGCTATGGGCTGCAGAGAAGCAGCTTGTTCATTTGGTGCAGCGCCGCCTCGGCGAAAACCGGTTCAGCTACCTCGCCATCGCTCGCATGCGCCCAGAAGCGCCGGCGCTGTCATCGCTGCTGCTCGCGGAGGCCGCGTGATGACGCGCTCATTCACCAGCATCGCCATCATCAAGGAGACCGCCCCCATGTCGATCCCCAACCGGGTTACGCTCGACGACCTGGCGACCGCGTCGATTGGTGACATCGCAGCCTTACCAGCCGAGCTGCTGGCTCTGCTGCAGCAGGACGTGGCCGACCTGCTCGCAAGTGCGAAGCGCCTCAAGGACCGGCTCGATACTGGCCTCGACCTCAAATACCGCGATCGCGCCGCGGCTCTGCGCCGCAGCGCGGGCAAGGATACTGGCTCGGTGCGGATCAAGGATGGCGACATCATCATCGTTGCCGATCTGCCGAAACGCGTGAAATGGGAGCAGCCTGGATTGGCCCAGGTCGTCGAGCGCATTCGCGCCGGCGGCGATGACCCCAACGAATACGTCACGCTCGAGTATTCGGTGTCTGAGCGGGCTTACGGCGCCTGGCCGCAGAGCATTCGCGCTGCATTTGAGCCAGCCCGCACGGTCGAAACCGGCAAGCCCTCCTATCGCTTCGAGTCCATCAAAGGAGCCGTGTGATGGCCCTTCGCATCATCACCGCCGACGAACGGCTCGCCAAAGACGCCAGCAAAACCACGATGGCGATCTTCGGCCCAAGCGGTGGTGGCAAGACCTCGCTGCTCAAGACGCTGCCGGCGGCGAACACCGTCTGCATCGATCTCGAGGCCGGCATGAAGTCGGTCCAGGATTGGCGGGGCGACAGCATCCCGGTGCGCACCTTCTCGGATGCGCTTGACGTCGGCTGCATCATCGGCGGCATCAATCCGGCGGCTGACCAGTCGAGCTTCTTCTCCGAAGCGCATTACCGGCACGTCGCCGAGACTTATCCAGATCTCGTCCGCATGATCGCGGATAAGCAGATCGTCTTCGTCGACAGCATCACCGATCTGACGCGGCAGGCGATGGCCTGGGCCAAGACGCGACCCGAGGCTTTTTCGGAAAAGACCGGAAAACCCGATACCCGCGGTGCCTACGGCCTGCTTGCACGCGAAGTCATCGCGCTGCTCAAGCATCTGCAGCATGCGCCCGGAAAGACGGTGATCTTTGTCGGCATTCTCGAGCGCATCACCGACGAATTCAACCGCATCACCTGGCAGCCGCAGATGGAGGGCGGCAAGGCGGCGCGAGAGCTCCCTGGGATCGTCGATCAAGTTATCACCCTGAGCCTGTTCGCCCGTGATGGCGAGGGTTGGCGGCATGACCCCGACCGCGGGGATGTTCGTCGCCTCGTTTGCCGCTCCGGCAACACCTTCGGGCTTCCCGCCAAAGACCGCAGCGGACGCCTGGACGTCACCGAGCCGCCGGACCTCGGCGCGCTTCTCACCAAGATCAACGCAACCGCGAGAGGATGAACACCATGACCTTCGATATGAACGATGCCGAGCAGCAGAAGACGAGCGAACTCATTCCGGACGGCACCTTTGCCAAGGTGATCATGACGATCCGCCCCGGCGGCACCGACGGTGACGGCGAGGTCGATCAAGGCTTGCTGCGCGCAGCCAAGGATCCGACCAGCGACGTACGGATGCTCGATTGCGAATTCACCGTGCAGGAAGGCCCGCACGCCCGGCGCAAGTTTTGGCAGATGTTCACCGTCCAGGGCGGCAAAGTCGACGAGAATGGAGCATCGATCGCGTGGAAGATATCCAAGAGCAGCTTCCGCGCCATGATCGACAGCGCCCTCGGCCTCGATCCTGCGGACATGAGCGAAACGGCGAAGCAGAAGCGCATTCTGCGGGGCCTCGCCGATCTGTCCGGCATCAGTTTCGTCGCCAAGATCAGGGTCGAACCCAGTGAAGACGCCCGCTATGGCGACCAGAACCGGCTCGATCGGGTGGTGCTACCGACCGACAAGGAGTGGAAGGTGGTGATGGATGGCAAGGATGTGCCGGCGAGCCCCAGTCGCCAGCGCGTTGCGGCCAAAGGCACATCGCTGCAGCCATCCTGGTCGCGGACTGCGACGCAGGCCGTGCCGCCGAGGGAGCCACAACAGCCGCTGGGTGCTGCGGCCAAAAGCTGGTCGCAGCCATCAACCACCACGCCCGCAGTCAAGCCGCCCGGTCCCGCCTGGCTCAACGGGTGAGGCATGACCGACGACGAGTGGCAGGCCCACACCACGCATGAAGCAGCGATAGCGATCGGCGAATGGCTCGAAGGAAGAGGAAGGCTTCATCAGCCAATCCGCTCTTTGACCATGCCCGAACTCGAGGCCATGGCGCAGAACGCCATCAGCCGCTTCATCGTGCTGACATCGCAGCGAATAGCGGAACGCCCCGACGACTCCGTGTCGCGGAGGTTCTCGACACTGCTCCTGGGGTGAGGGTCTGCGCCGTCTGCAGCCGGGGTGCCATTGGCTTCTACTACACGCACGAGCTTCGGCCGGATCGATATCCAACATTCGCATTCTGCTCGCACCGCTGCCAACGCGCGGGCGCGGCCATCGCCAAAAGGAACAAAGGCATGATCGACAAGACCGACATGGAACAGCGCGCCATCAAGGACGCGCGACGATTCCTTGCCGAGGTTCTGACCGAGCTCGATCTGATGGCGCCGTTCCACGACCGGACCGCCGATGACATCGACCGCATCATCGAAGCCTGCGTCGATGGCTTCCAGGATTCCATGCAGCGCCAGTCGCTCAACGGCGAAATTCCATTTTGAGGGACGCCTATGATCGATCTCAATTGCGGATCGGGTTTCGTCTATGGCGGCGCTCTCGCGACCAGTCCGGCTCAGCGTATCAACGCGCTGATCGACGGCGCGCTGATCGAGCGCAATCGAATGCAGCGCCCCCGCGACTATCTCGGCGGCAGCCGCATTGGCGAAGCCTGTGCGCGCAAGCTTGTCTACGAGCTCACCAATGTGCCGATCGATGATGGCAAGGGCTTCGACGGTCGGATGTTGCGCATCTTTGACGCTGGACACCAGTTCGAGGATCTTTCCATTCGCTGGTTGCGTGCCGCTGGTTTTGATCTGCGCGATAAAGGGCAGGACGGGCGGCAGTTCGGCTTCTCGATCGCGGGTGGACGTATTCGCGGGCATGTCGACGGCGTGATCGTGGCCGGGCCCGATTTAGGGTTCAGCTGGCCCGCGCTGTTCGAACATAAATCGCTCAACGCCAAGTCCTGGGCCGATCTCGTCAAGCGCGGCGTCGAGCTGTCGAAGCCGATCTACTACGCCCAGCTGCAGATCTACATGGCCTACATGGACCTCACCACGGCTCTATTCACTGCCGTCAACAAAGACACCCAGGCGCTCCATCACGAGATCGTCGGTTTTGATCCGAGCACGGCGCAGGCGCTCTCCGACAAGGCCGTCGACATCATTCGTGCTGCGGAAGCAGGCGAGGTGCCAACGCGCATCGCCCAAAACCCCGACTTTCATCTCTGTCGTTGGTGCTTCTATGCGAAGCACTGCTGGGAGGGCGCGGTATGACTTTCACGCCATCACCTCAGCAAGCCGCCGCCATCAAGGCGATTGTCGGTTGGTATCGGGACCCGTGCCGCAAATCGCAGGTGTTCCGGCTCTTCGGCTATGCCGGCTCGGGCAAGAGCACCATCACCGCGCACGCCATCGAGGCGCTCGGGCTCGCGCCCAAGAACCGCGATGGCATCGTCCCGGGCGGCGTGCTGTTTGCGGCCTACACCGGCAAGGCTGCGCTGGTGATGACGCGCAAGGGCACGCCAGCCTCGACCATCCATGGCCTGATCTATCGGGTCTCGGAGGCAACGCCCGAGGAGATCGCGCGAGTCGAAAAGGAGGTAGCCGACTTGCGCACCGGGCTCGGCAGCCTGCCGCCAGCCGAGCATTTGTTTGCGATGGAGCGGCTCAAGCGCCTGGAGCTGCGGCTCGCCGACATTCACCAGCCCCGGTTTGTCCTCAACGAACAATCGTTGGTACGTGAGGCTGAGCTCATCGTGCTCGACGAGGTCTCCATGGTGGGACCCGAGATGGCTGCCGACCTGCTCGCGTTCGGCAAGCCGATCCTGGTGTTGGGCGATCCCGGTCAGTTGCCGCCGATCAAGGGCGCTGGCGCCTTCACCGATGCGCGCCCCGACGTGATGCTGACCGAGATCCATCGGCAGGCGGGCGAGAGCGCGATCATCCGCCTTGCCACCATGGCGCGGCAGGGTGAACCGATCCCCTATGGCGGCCATGACGATCATGTCTGGAAAATGCGCCGGACCGATGTTGCGGCCGATCAGCTGTTGCGCGGCGGCCAGGTGATCTGCGGCCGCAACGCAACGCGGCTCCATCTCAACGCCGCCATGAAACATGCCGCGGGCTATGCCGGCGCGCATCCGGAAGGCCGCGGCGAGAAAATCATCTGCCTCAAAAACCGTCATGACCTCGGCCTGATCAACGGCATGTTCGTGTCGCTCGCCGATATCCAGCACGACGGGCACCTGTCGTTCAGCGCCACCGTGACCACCGAAGATGGCACGTCGATCGCCGGCCGGCATCGTTTCTACAAGGGTCACTACGACGATCATGTTGTCTTCGACAGCGAGCGCGGGCGCCGCGATTGGAAGGAGATGCGCGGGCTGATCGAGACGGTCTGGGGCTACGCCATCACCTGCCATAAGGCGCAAGGCTCCCAATGGGAGAACGTGGTGATCTTTGATGACGGTCTCGGCCGCACGGCGGAGGATCGCTCGCGCTGGCTCTACACCGCGATCACGAGGGCCGAACGGGGGCTCGCGATCCTTGATTGACCTCAACAACGTCGCTTATCCGCCGGCCCATCAGGTCCGCTACGACCTCGACGCCATTGTCGCGGAGTTGCGGGCAACCGCGCAGACCTGGGTGCCGCGGCTGTTCCCGAACGGCCGCCGTGTCGGCGACGAATGGCGGCTTGCCAACATCAAGGGCGCTCCGCCGCGCAAGCAGGGAAGCTGCGTCATCGCGCTCAAGGGCGAACATGCTGGCGACTGGCACGATTTTGACGGCAGCCAGGGCGGCGGACCGTTTAGCACGATCGAGGAGGCGACGGGATTCAAGGGGCGCGAACTATTTGCACAAGCCGCCGAGCTGACAGGCTGGTCTCTCAGGTCGCCAGTGCGCCAGGAGCCGCCCGCAGCAACCGCGAAACACCAGCACGACACTACGCGTGAGATCGCGTTCATCCTCCAGCACGCGGGTCCGCTCAAGGGCACGCCGGCAGAAGCCTATCTGGCGAGCCGAACTCTTGATGCACCGGAGGGCGCCGATTTGTTGGCGCATGCCGATCTCACACATTGGGAGACGCGGCAAGGTTATCCGGCGCTGATCGGCATCGTGCGCAATTGTGACGGCGAAGTCATCGCGCTGCACCGGACCTATCTGCAGGTCGATCCGGCGCAACCGGA